TTGCAACACCAGTTGGTTTATTAGAACCACACAAAATACAAGCGGCATTATCTGAGTCTATTCTTGTACAAAACTCTCCATATATTTCAGATTTTGCTTTAGCTTTGGAAATTTTAATTTTTGGAATATTTGTGTCCTTGACGTGGCTTGTAATAAATTATCTTGGTGTAACTAAGGGCGTAAGTATAGCTATAATTTTGCTTTTAACCACAGGCTTTACAGGAGCTTATAGCATTCAGAAGGGTTATTTAATAGATTTTTCTTGGACTTTCATATCACAATTTATAACTGGGGCTATTGCCTTCTATATAAACTTTAGAAAACAGTTTAAGTTACGTCAATTAATCAAAAAACAATTTGAACATTACCTTGATCCAAGACAAGTAAAACAATTACAAAAGAATCCCGATCTATTAAAACTTGGTGGAGAAAAAAGATACGCAACATTTTTATTTACAGATGTCAGAGGTTTTACTTCTTTGTCAGAAAAATTAGAACCTGAAGAAGTCACTGAAATTATGAACAAGGTTTTGACCATTCAAGCAAATGCCGTAAAATTTTATGACGGAATGGTAGATAAATATATTGGTGATGCAATGATGGCCATATTTAATGCTCCCATAGATTTACATAAACATGAAGAAGCTGCAATACTTTGTGCTAAAGAAATACAAGACACAGTAAAAGAATCTGGTTTGGGAATAGAAATTGGTGTTGGTGTAAACACTGGTTTTTCTGTTATAGGAAACATGGGTTCAGATACTAGGTTTGATTATACTGCAATAGGTGACTGCGTAAATATAGCAGCTCGACTTGAGTCTGGTACAAAAGAAGCTGGTGTTGATATACTTATAGGAGAAGAGACTGCCAAAAACTGTAGTTTTGAGTTAAAATCTTTAGAAGCAATTAAAGTTAAAGGTAAAGAAAAATCTTTAAACGTATATACAATTTGAGGAAAGATATGGCAACAGCAAAAGATGCCCTTACTGCAATAGAATCTCACGAAAGAGAATGCAAAGCATTATACAAAAGTATTGATAGAAGACTAGAAGACGGTGCAAAGCGTTTTGATAAGCTAGAGAATATGATATGGGCTGTGTATCCATTCATACTAGTATCAATAGTTTTGTCCCAGGTTATTAGTTAATGTCTAAAGTATTGATAGGAATAATAGTAGTTATGGGACTAGCTACTTATTTATTATGGAACGAAAACTCTAAACTATCTGCTCTCAATCAAGCGTTTGAGCTAAGAGATCAAGAACAAAAACTAGCAATAGAATCATTACAAAATGATTTTGCTACACAAACAGAAGGCTTACTAGCCATACAGTCACGCAATCAAGAGATAGAACAAGAAATGTCAAGATACCTTGACATATTTAAAAGGCACAATCTAACTAAGTTAGCAGCAGCTAAACCAGGTTTAATAGAACCAAGAGTAAATAAAGGAACTAAAAATGTATTTGATAGCATTGAAGAAGATAGTCGTAGCATCGACAGTCTTGATGATGGCTTGCAGTTGCAGTCTGATACCAAGTAAACAACAGGTAGAAGTTATATCTAAGCCTATAGAAAGAAATATAGTTCAACCTATAATGCCTAGAGAAATAGATCTTAAAGATCCTTATTGGTATGTTGTTTCAGAAAAAAATATAGATGAATTTCTAACTAGAGTTGAGAAAGACCAAGGTCAAGTGGTATTCTTAGCTATGTCTGTGCCAGATTACGAACTGATGGCATATAATATGCAAGAACTAAAGAGGTATATAAATGAGCTTAAAGAGGTTGTCGTCTATTATAAAACAGTTACTACAGAACAAGGGGAGTAAAGATATGAACATATCACAAGAAGGTTTGTCATTAATTAAAAAGTTTGAAGGCTGCGAATACAATGCATATAAATGTGCAGCAGGAGTATTAACAATAGGATATGGTCATACTGAGGGTGTTAAAGAGGGTGACTTGGTAACACAACAAGAAGCAGATGAATTATTAAAAAAAGATGTAGAAATATTTGAAGAAGAAGTTATGAAAGCTGTAACAGTACCTATGCATCAACATCAATTTGATGCTCTTATATCATGGACATTTAATCTTGGTGGAGCAAATCTTAACGCATCAACTATGCTTAAAGTTTTAAATCAAGGTGCTTATGAGGATGTACCTGCTCAAATCAGAAGATGGAACAAAGCAGGTGGCAAAGTTTTAGATGGATTAACTAGAAGAAGATTAGCTGAATCATTGTTATTTGAAGGCAATGACTGGGAGCATGTATAAAAAATGCCATTAACTAAACTACAATTTACCGCTGGCATCAACAAAGAGATGACTGATCTTATGGACAAGGGTGGTTGGGCTGATGGTAATTTAGTTAGGTTTAGAAAAGGATTACCAGAAAAGATAGGCGGTTGGACTAAAGCAGTTACTAGTTCTTATCTAGGAACAGGCAGAGCTTTGTTAGCATGGGTTGATTTAGACTATACAAAATATATAGGACTAGGAACCACTTTTAAATACTACGTTAATGCTGGATCAGATTACTTTGATGTAACACCTATTAGAGCTACAACTACTAACGGTATTGTATTTGCAGCAACTAATGGAAGTGCGACCATTACAGCAACCGATGATGCACACGGAGCTGTGGTAAATGACTTTGTTACCTTTAGTGGTGCTGTTAGTTTAGGTGGAGCTATTACAGCTGCTGTATTAAATCAAGAATATCAAGTTACTGCTGTACCTAATGCAAATACTTTTACCTTTACAGCTACAGCTACTGCTAACGGTAGTGATACTGGTAACGGTGGTTCGGGTGCGGATGCGGCCTATCAAATTAATGTAGGACTAGATGTGTATGTACCATCAACAGGTTGGGGTGCAGGAACATGGGGTGCTGGTACTTGGGGATCTGCTAGTGCATTATCACAAACAGGACAGTTAAGACTTTGGTCACACGATGCCTTCGGTGAAGATCTTATAATAAACCCTAGAGCTGGAGGTGTTTATTACTGGGACGAGTCTAGTGGTACAAGTGCTAGAGCTGTTGCTATAAGTGATTTAAGCGGTGCTAATCTTGCACCAACAAAAGGCTTGCAAACTATAGTCAGTGATATTGATAGACACGTTATTATTCTAGGTGCTGATCCTATAGTTGGTAGTGCTAGATCAGGTGCTATAGATCCTTTACTTATAGCTTTCTCAGATCAAGAAAGCGTTACAGACTGGAATCCAACAGCAACTAATACAGCTGGTTCTTTAAGACTGTCATCTGGATCACAGATAGTTGGCGGCCTAAGATCAAGACAAGAAATTCTTATTTGGACTGATACTGCTTTATATAGTATGCAGTTTATAGGTGCTCCGTTTACTTTTGGTTTAAACCTAGTGAATGAGAACGTAGGTCTTATATCTCCTAATGGCATGATCAACGCACCCGATGGCGTTTACTGGATGGCTAGAGATGGATTCTATACTTACTCAGGATCAGTTAAAAGACTGGTATGTAGCGTACTTAACTATGTACTAGATGATATTAACAATACTCAATCATTTAAAACATTAGCCTTTACTAATAGAGAGTTTAACGAAGTTGGCTGGTTCTATGTATCATCTTCTTCTGAAGAGATAGACAGCTATGTAACCTACAATTACCTAGAGGGTGCTTGGAGTATAGGTAAGCTATCAAGAACAGCATGGATGGATGATGGTGTCTTTGAAAAACCTAGGGCTACAGGTAAAGATAGCGATGGTGATAACTACTTATACATACATGAAAGTACCGATGATGATGACGGATCTCCTATGGATAATGTCTTTATAGAGTCTGGCGATATAGATATAGAAGAGGGTAATCAACTAGCATTTATAAGCAGAATAATTCCAGATGTTAAATTCTTTGGCACTACTCCTACTGACGGACAGATTAACTTTGTACTAAAGACTCGTAACTTCCCTGGTGAAAGCTTAACAACCAACTCAACTAATAACATTACAAGCACAACTCAACAAAGCTTTACACGTGCTAGAGGCAGACAGCTTGTACTTAGAGTTCAATCAGACGATGACGCTAATACAGGATCAAGAACTGGATTTAGATGGAGACTAGGAGCAAACAGGATTGACGTTAGAACTGACGGCAGAAGATAATGGCCAAGCTTCTTGCAACTAGATTACCGCAGGCAGGCAATGAAGTTGATGCTAATGTATTCAACAGATTAATAAGAGTCCTTGAATTAAACCTAGGAACATTCGATCCAAACTCTACTCCACAGTTTAATGATTCTCAAATTTCTACTTTAGCTTTTAACGCAGGTGATGTAATATGGAATACATCTATTGGTGTTTTGCAAGTATATATAGGCAACCGATGGATACAGTTACACACTCCGAAGGATCCACAAGGCTTCGAGACAACTGCATCATTAGGATCTGTTTCCGTGCAGACAGACGGAAATATATCAATTAACGTTACCACTTCTTATGAAGGATGGGATATAGAAAAATGGTACACTTAAAACAA